CTGAGTTGTCGTATTTAACAACATCTTCTGCTGGACTTCCTAAGAAAGAGTTAATTGGGTCTTTTTTGCTTGCTGGGGTAATTCTTGACTCTTTACCATCTTTGAAGTTTGTAATTTTATCATTAGAAAAAGCTTTTGTTGGAGGTAACTCACCAGAACCTTCAAGAATCTTATCAAATACATCTGCTTTTGGTGTTGTTGTTTTTACTTTTTCTGCTTCCATTGTTTTTGCAACAGACTTTAACATTTCATCCATTTTTTTGTCTGAAATATCTCTAATTTCGCCTCTAATAATGTCATCAGTGTAATCAGGAACTCTGTGTACTCCAATTTCCTGAGCAACATCTTTCATTATTGTATTTTCTGTATCTGGGCTTAATCCGCTAGGAAATTCTCTTCTTGTCTCATTTCCTTGGTATATTTCATCAACATAAAAAGGGTCACCCTCTGCGGTTCTGCTATTAAATACCTTTACGCCCTGACCTTCTCTTGGCTGTAATATAGGGTCTGCCAATTCTGCATCAGTTAAGTTCTGTTGGTTTTTAATATCTACTCTAGCATCAACCTCACCTATTTTATTTCCATAATTAGATGGAATGGTGTCTTTAGGTAAAAACTGATTTCCATATGCTGTTTCACTAGGGCTGTTAGTCTTTTGAGTTAGGTTTCCAAATCCAGCACCACTATGATTGCCCTGCATTTTATCAGTAACGTGTCTTAATTCATGTGCCACAACTTCTGGATTAAATTGTATGCCTGTAGGGTAAGAACCATCAGCTTTTCTATAGTGAGCTAAGTTATTTATTACTTTGTTAAAAGCCTGTTGACTTAAACCACCACTGTTTAAAGTGTCGGTTAATGTTTGTCCTACCTTTAACCTGTCTATACCATCAAATTGAAGTGTATTACCTGAAAATCTTGGGTTATCTAAAATATCTGTTTTAGGAGCACCTTCTTTTGCAATTCTTCTATACGAATCATCGACTAAATTTGTGGCTTCTCTGTAAAATAAATTTGCTTTTAGCTCTTTTAGGTCTCTAGCTTCTATAGCAGTTAAGTCATCTGGTGATTTAGCTAATAATTTTGTAATTTTAGGACTTTTTTCTGCAAACCTAGTTAATGCCAATTTAGCTCTTTTTGCTATTTGCTCTTGTGTTGCAGGGTCTTGTATATTAAGGTCTTTTAGAATTTGCTGTGCTTCTCTTGTTTGCTTGCCTATTTTTGAATTGCCTACAAAGCTAGTTCCATGATTTCCTACAGTTATGTTTACACCTTCATGTGTTTGAGGGTTAATTAACCAAGGAAAGTCATTAATTTTATCTGCATTTTCTTTACCATACAGTTTTTCTATGTTTGAATTTTGGTATATCTCACCTTGAGTAAGTAAAGTTGCATTTAAGTCTGACCTATTCTTTCTGCTGTTGTTTATTTTCTTAGATACATCACCACCATCTAAATTCCACTTTTGCACTAATCTAGCTTCTTCTTTTGGGTCATTATTAAGAATGTTAGTTCTGTTGCCTGTTCGATTGCGTAATATATCTGCTATGTTTGGTGATGTAATTGTATCTTTATCACTAACAATATACTTGTATCCACCATCAATCTTTCTAATGACTTTACCTTCTTTATCAAAGTATTCTTTTGTCATTTGTGCAGATACTTCTTCTTCTTCTGCCTTTGTTAAGTCTTCGACATCTTTATTGTATAATTCTTGGCTTAGTTTTTTCTCTATACCATTAATTACTGACATACCAGCAACTTGCTCACCAGTAACTACATTTTTGCCTGCGTTATCAAGATTAACTTCCATTGCCATTGTATTAGGCTTAATCTTGTCATCAACTACTTTTCTAGTTGGTATTCCATCGTTTGCTTTAGCGTACTGTAAGAAATCTGTGTTAAATCCACCTGTTAGTGTGTCATTAACTGCTCTTCCTGCATCGCCTGCCAAATCAGATAATCCTGAGCCTACTGATTTAATATCGTTAGAAATAGTATCATAAATACTATCTAATCCTTGATTATACTTTTTACCAAGGAATTCAGCTCCATCGTATAAGCCTTTAGCACCTGTTCTCAATAGCTTTGTGCCACCTAAAGTAGCTAAATCAGCCCCTAAAAATCCAGCATCAAACTTTTGCATACCTGTAGTGGTGTTGCCATCAGCTAGGTTATTAAAGAAATCACCAGCTTCCCCAATAGTTAAATTAGCAAATCCGCCTTCACTATCAGGCTTTGTTCTATGCTCTTGTGGTATAAATTGCTGATTATATTCAGATATTTTATTATTTACTGTTCTGTTTGCATCTACAACATCATTTAAACCACCGCCTATAGCTCTAAAGAAATCACTTGTACCTTTGTGGTAATTATTATAAAACTGTTGCTGTTTTAAAGCCTCTTGAGTTGCAGGAATCCCTAGCTGTCCGCTATAACTGTAGTGTTGTGAATCTCTACCAGCGTTATATTTAACTCTGTTGTATTCATCATTTTCTGCTAATAGTTTATCATAAACATCACCCATTTATTTTTGCCATCTTATCTACAGCTTGTATCATGTTCTTCATGTCCTTATCTGCCATATCTGAGTGAGAGTTTCTTTCTTTTAGCATAAATTCTGCTTTTTCTAACTTCATTTCAGCTTCAAATTTCATTTTTTCAGCCATAAGATTAGCTAGGTCTTTTTCTGCCTCTAAAGCTACTTTATCAGCCTCTAATTGATTTTTTTGTCTAGCTATCTCTAAATGCTCTTGCTCCATTTGAGCTTTTATTTGTGCTTTTTCCATTTCTAATTGATTCTTTTGAGCATCTGTTTGCTGTTTCATTTGTGCTTTTTGTATTTCAGCCTTAGCAATAGCCTGTGAAGCTTGTACTTCAGGTGGCGTTTTATCTTGCTTACTATCTGCTTCCATGACTTGTGCCATAGTTGCATCATCTATCTCTTTAATGAACTGACTATCGTCTCTGTAACCAGAAGCGTTAATGAACTTAGCAAGAGTCTCTCTGTATTGTTTTAGTGTGACTAAAGGGTTAGCTAGTCCATACTGTTGCAATACTTGTTCTTGTTTAGCTAATATCATCTGTAGCATAGCAATCTTCTCATCACCTGTACCATTACCTAAACCTACATTAATAGATACATTGTATTGGTTATCCCATTCTCTTGGGTCTATGTTAAGTGGCTTACCATTAATAGCTAATGCTCTTGGCTCATTTTGATACTTACATACAAGATGTAATATCCCTTTCATTAGGTTCTTAACGCCAGTATCTGCAAAGATACGAGCTATAAGTTCTAGTTTACCTTGTGATTGAGCTGTCATGGTTGCAACAGCAGTAGCTGATACATTCTGTAAGACATTAGCATCTAAGCCTTGATTCATATCACTCACGCCAGTTCTCTTAGCTTGTACGCCATCTAAATACTCAAGCATAGGGAATGATTGTCCTGCACTACTTTGTACTTGCATAGGTACGATAGCATTAGGGTTCTTCATTCTAATGATACCACCAGCAGTTGAGTTAAGTAAATCATCTAAGTTTACTTGTCCTTCTACTGCACCTACTCTACTGTTATTCGTTAGGTAGAGGTTATCTAGCATTTGTCTTGTGATTGTTGACTTAATGAACTGTAGCTCCATTGTTCTATCAGCCATAGATTGACCATAGAATGTATGAGGTACTGGGAAAGGACATAGGCTATAGAATGGAACATAGTCTATCTCTTCATCTGATAGGATAGTCTTACTTGCATAGCATATTCTGTGTTTCTTAGCTAGACCATCTTTATCACCAATGTCTATATAACATTCATAATAAGCTATTAAGTCTTGGCTTGGGTCTGTGTTGTTTACATCTGCATTAACAGGGTTATATTCAAACCCATCAACACCTAATCCTACTTCATCATCTGTTGCAAGCCCTGCTACTAAATTCTTATCGTAACCCATAGATACCAAGTCACTTCTAGTCAGCATCTTTCTTTGTGCGACAAACCTTGCATCGTCTATACAATCAGCGTGTCTGTCTATCATAAACTCAGCATTACTTACATTCTCTATTTTAACTCTGCTTGCATCTACTGTTTTCTTTAGTTTAACATTAAAGGTGCTAGGTGCATTTTGTACTAAAGGCTCACCTGTCATTGGGTCTACACCTACTGGCATAGGCTCACCCATAATCTCTTCTTGTGCTACTATCTCAACGCTAGGCTCTTGCATTAGCATAGCTAACTCATCTTGGCTTAACGCAAAGTATTCTTCTTCGTTAGCATCTTCTTCTACATTCCAGTAAGCCTTTACAATACCTACTTTATTGACCAGTGCATCCCAGAACCAGTTGTGCATAAGGATAGCACCTGCATTATCTTTATTGAAGATGTGATTGACATATTGGGTGACATTCTCAGCTACTGTGGCATCACCATCATTCTGTGGTGTGAACTCTACTACATCTACTGATTGAGTGAATATCTTTAAGAGCTGTGGTAGGGCGCCATCTACAGCCTCTGCTACTTCACGAGTAGTGACACTAGACTTACCTGATACTTCATTACCATAGGGCTTACCTAAGTAATAGTCTGTAGCTCTTTGCACATCACCATCTACCTCTCTGTAGGCATTTTGTGAGTCATCAATATAGTTATCTAGTAACGCTTTTAGTTGTTCTTCTGTTAGTTTTTCTGCCATGTTTATCCGTGTAAGTATTTTGTTATGCCTAATAGATATATCGTTAAGGCTGTAAAGTTCATTGCTATTAGTGCTTTATCTTTCCACACAAAGCTAATGTATATCCATCCTATTGTGGGAAGCACTGCTATATATAAGTTTGCAGGGTATATGTTTCCTGCTGTTAGTATCATGCTTAATATGATAAGCAATGAGCTTATCCACTTGACTGTATTCAGCATTTATTCTCCTTTTAATGATTAATACTTTTTGTTGAAGCTGTCCATTAGGAAATCTCTTTGTTGTGGCGTGTCTACATTAGGTCTTCCACCCATTGCTTTTTTTGCATTGTTGACAAATTGTCCTAAGAAGTCTGTCTCATTCTGTGTTGGCGCACCTCTTCCACTCATATAAGTTTCCATGCTATTGATTAATTCAGGTGAATCTTCAAATACGTGTTCTTGTGCAGGTGCTTGTCCCATCTGTTGTCCCATCATTGGGTTGATTGAATTTGGTCTAATTGGCTCAAACTTTGGTGGTTGCCATTTAGGCTCAGGGGCTTGTCCTATCTGTTCTTGTTGTCCGCCTAGTAAACCACTTTGTTTAATTTGCGCAAGATATTGCATTTGGTTTATAAAAGTAGCTTCATCTATAGCGCCTTTAGCGTATAACCTTCTTAGTTCTAATTCATCCATGTTTATTCCTATAGGTATTGTTGTTTATAGCTTTCGCCATCGTAAGTTGTTTCAAAGGGCTTATCCCAATTAGTTCTTTTTGCTGTTGATGAGGTATCTAGTCCCATTGCTAGGTATCTAAAGGCATCACTTCCGTGTGAAGACCAATCATGCAAAGGCTTCTCTTGGAAGACATTGAGCTTCTCATTAAAGACTCGTCGATAGTTTCTCAAGCACTCGACTCCATGCTTGGTTGTATCTTTATGAAACCAACAGTTAGATAGGAACTTCCTTACACCTTGGATGCCATCATCTACTGTATGCTTAGGGCATATGTCAATATTCAGCCCTGCATCCGTTAGGAACTCATACCTAGACTTGCCTGTCTGCAATTCTCTTACGTTGACATCATGAGGGAGGATATGGTTGTAATCTCTATAGCCCTTCTCGTTTAACCATCCGATGTAGTGGTCAAGACTCTCACCTGAAGCCTCATAGTAATCCATAAGCCTTACCTCTCCTCCTATTGTCTCTGCTACCCAAATAGAGGTGCTGTCACTCATACCTAAGTCCCATGCTGTGACTTTCTGCGTTGCTTCCTCTGAAGGTATCTCTCGGATATGGTTGCGGTCTGTTAGGTCTTTAATCAGCTCTCCATAGTATGAGCCAACTATAGGACTGTCAAAGCTTATCTCAAACTCTTGGTCGTATTTAGACTGACCCATTGCCTTCTCTGCATCTCTTAGCTCTGCCTCTGGTATCAGGTTTGTCTCTGATGCTTTGAACTCTTTAAGAACCCAACCCTCGTTAGAAGGATTATCTGCAAAGTCCCTAAGCTCTTTGAAGTGGTTGCTTCCCTTTGGTGTACCTATGAAGAGAGCCCATCCCAAGCGGTCAGAGAGTGCAGGTCTTAACACTTCAGTAAATAGAGAAGGGTGAACATCTCCATACTCATCGACCACGACCCCATCAAGATATATGCCTCGGAGTGCATCAGGAGAGTCTGCGCCATATAAAGATATGCGCCTTCCTAAGAAGTCCACTCTTAGCTCTGATACGTTAGCCACTCCTCCAAGCGGTCTCGTATAGTCCACGAGGTACTGCCATGCAATCCTCTTAGCTTGGCTGTAAGTAGGGGCGATGTAAGCTAATTGCGGGTTTTCTTTAGTGCAGTTAAGAGCCGAGTGTATAAGCTGATTAATTGCGCACACAGTTTTCCCCATCCTGCGGTGACATACTGCCACAGCCCACCTATTGTCTTTGATAGCTTTGTGAATCTCTTTTTGAGGTGGTCGGGGTTTGTAACCTGTCTCAACTGTCTCAACGCTTTCGTCTTCATTAATATCCTTGGTTTCCATGTCACTCTCCTATCTATTCTTAATTAAAAGCTCACCACGAGCCTTATATGAGCCTTACTCGTCAATCCCTGTTACTACTTTAACTGTTGTAGTGCCTTCGTTGTGAATTGTCTCTGTTGCTTTGCCATCAACCCTGTCCATCACGATATTAGCTGAGATGTGGCTGTTGTTACCCTCTCCCGCATCATCTACGAGCTTTCGGCATATCTTGTCAAGTTTCTCTGGATTCTGTTTCAATATCATCTTTAATCTTTTCGCGAAGAGTCTGTTCTCTTTACTAGAATTTGTGTTGTTTTTTGGTGCGCTCATAATTGTTTGTTCTCTTATCTATTTGATTCTATTATATTATTGTCATAAAACTGTCATATAAGTGTCATAATTTATTGTGATGCTTACTCTCTAAACTGTAATAATTGGTGGGGCTTTTAGACTGCTCAGGAGAAGGAAGCAGAGCCCCGAATGAAATTTATTTATCTGTTATTTAACATCAAATTTATTTGGTGTTATCTGTTTGCTACGTACATTGTTACCTCGAATCCGAAGCGCATTTCTGTAGCTTGTGGCTTAGTCCATTGCATAATGTTTATCCTTTATATAATCGTTAGAAGATACAAGGTGAAATGAGAGAGAATATTCTCAGGTCATTCGTGATGTAATGAAAAGGAAAATGAAGCTTAAAAGGCTCTCTCTTAGAGTGCTCAGTTATCACCCCCTCTTCCTATACCTAAAGCCTATTTTCATTTTAAAACTCGAATCCCTTGCTATCAGAGGCTCTCAGGCTGTTAGTGGGGTACACGAATTCCAAGGGGTTATTTTGTTACATTACTGGGGGTTTTTAGCTGTATCAGTCAGATAAGCAAATCCCTTGCTATGACTGCGATTTGCCATAATTTGTATACTATATGAAGGTAGTAATTAACAACACAAGGAGAGCAATATGGATAACTTTAACCAACACGTAGTAGATTTTATGAATAGCAATAGATTTGACGTTGAGGCTTACGTTGATAAGTTCATCACTGATTACAACAGAGCTTGCTATGAATCAGGCAATATTGATAAGCAAGTGTAATTGAGTCAGATAAGCGAATCCCTTGCTATCAGAGGGATTTGCCATATTTTGTATATATATTGAAGGCAGTAACTTAACTAAAGGAGATTATTATGAAATTAGCATCTAAAAGAATACAAGAGGTTTTAAAAGAGGCGGACTATATGCAAGTTAAACTTCACTCAGCAACTAAGCACGGTGAAGCACAACACCTAGCTACAGAGCTTACAATAGCTCTTAGGAAGGTGCAGGAACTTAATGAGGCACAACAGCAGGCGCAATTCGATTATGAGTGCTTAGAAAATAAACTAAAATATATTAAATAGGTCGAAACGCTCGAAAGGGCGTCTCAAGTTTTTTACTTGACTGATGAGACCATCAGAAAATTAAAGGAGATTAATATGATATATTTAAGCGACGAAGTAAACATGGACGATGAGTTTGATTATCTTGGAGAGACTTATTTTAATCCATTGAAGGAGTCAGTCTACAACACTTGGTGGGATAATACACAAGGAGAGTAATATGAAATATAATCGAAGTGATAATATTTATATGGTTAAGAGAGATGTTAATAGCTTCTCTCTTAGCTTTGCAAATGAGAGGGATGCTGAAGATGTTTGTATTCAGTTCAATCAAGACTTGCGAGATTCTTTTGGGGATGACTACCCTAAAGAGTTTTATGTTCAGCAAGCGATGCTTTATGGTGCTGATGATGCTGAGAATTTTAAGAACAGCAAACAATCAAGGCTTGACTCTCTGGCGAGAGTTGGGCTTAACTTTCGAAGAGGAGAGTAATATGAGTAAATGGCTAGATAAAAATTATATTGATTTAGTCAATACCTTCGAGCGAGACTACGAGGTAGGGGTTGAATTATGTAAGAAACATCAAGTATCTTCTTTAGATTACTTTAATAAATTGGATGGTAATAAATATTTTTCAGCTAATTTTTTGAAGTTTCACTTGAGAGATACTTATTATTTTTTAACTTTAGACAGAGATATAAGGGGAGAGTAATATGAGTATCATTCAAACAGTAAATAAAAGTCAATTTATAGATAATCTATTAGCCGACGACTACGCCTCATGGACTTACGAGGATGCTGAAGCTCTTTTTCATTACTATGAAGATTTAAGCGACGATACAGGCGAAGATGTAGAACTTGACCGCGTAGCTTTGAGATGCGAATGGACGAGAGCCGACAGCATCGACGAAGTTATCGAGGACTATGACGACATCGAAAGCCTCGAAGACTTACAAGACAGAACTCAAGTAATTGAACACGAGGGCGGGGTTCTTTTATTCGTTGCTTTTTAAAGGAGAGCTTTATGGTTTTTGAGATGCTAGTTTTAGGGGCTTTTGTCATTATAGCTTTTAGAAGTTTAATAGATTTAATTCAATTTATAAGGAGAGTATTATGATGAGTTTACACAAGTGGGATGGTGTAGGTTATGTAGTAGACAGCAGGGACGAAGAGGTCGAGGTAGATATAGACATTGGTTATGATATTGAAGGGGACGACGTGGGAAGGTTCGCAATAATTAACCAAGCCTCTTACGTCGATGATAAAGGTTTTATAAGGCGTTACATTTTCAGCGACTCAGAGCGTGAAGCTTACGAGGAGGAGATTAATGATGCTTTAAATGAAGAGCCTTATTTTGTCGGCGGTGATTTGGAGGGATATTAATATGGCTATCTTTATCATGGTTTTATTAATGGTTCTATTCTTTGCAAACATAGAAGCATTTTTTAATATCTTTTTGCTAGGGCTTGTGTTGTTTGTTGTGGGCTCTGCTACTATGGGCTTATATAATTGGGCTTTAAGTGTTTAGGTCGAAACAGCCGAGAGGCTGTCTGCACTTTGTGAGTGCACTGATGAGACCATCAGCAACTAGAAGGAGATTGTTATGAATCACCACGAAAGGAAACAGCAGGAAGAGGCGTATCAGCTCAGGCTTATCTCAGAGTTCGCAAGTCTAGTGCTTGCAGAGGGCTCTCATTCTGTTCTTAATGAAATGATAAGACAGAATAAGGAGGGATGGCAGGAGATGGAGGCTTACTTTGACATGGTGAGATAGTTTTAAGGCTCGCCATGAGCTTTTTATTTTTAATTAATAGGAGTATGTCATGATTAACTTTTTAATCGTGCTATGGGGCTCTCTTGCAGTTTTTGGAGTCCTTGCTTTAGCATTAGAGACAATTTTAGGAGAGTAATATGAAAAGAATCTTTACACACTCGGCAATCGATGCCGATGGATGGACGATAAGAAAATTTTTATCCTTACGCGAAGCCCGACATTTTGCCGAGCGTAACGGGTTGAAAGTAGTAGCAACGGGTGAAAAACAGCAGACCCAAAGAGACTTATATAAGCAGAGCCTGTTGGAGTGTGGCTTTGCACCTTTTTAATGCTGTTTAGAGCTCATATAAGCCCCGCCACGCCTTCCAAATTTTTTTTTGGTAGGTTAGGCAGGGTGATTTTTTTTGCAATTTTTTTTTGATTTTTTTTCCGCGCGCTATTTTTTTGGTAGTACAGTAGTGTACGGGATTTTTACGAGGAGTATTAGTTATGAGAAAAATAAAGACTTGTTCTGTTTGTCGGGGAAATTCTATATTCCAACAACATAACAGAGGATGGTGTGGTACAGTAACAATGATGGGTATGTTCAATCACTTTGGGCATTGTATTAAGAAAGGAGTTGACTCACCTGAGTTAGCTAAATACGAACTTTTACAAGGAGAAAAATAATGGATAAAGTATGGATAGTAGAAGAAACAAGAAACGATGGCACATCAGCAATATTAGATGTGCATAAATCACTAGAATCAGCAAAAGCTTCTGTATTGGATTGGGAAAAGTATGATGATGATAGTGTTCAGTTTTATACAGTAACAGTTATGAAGCTACAAGGAGAAAAATAATGGATAAAGTAAGAGCAGAAGCGTTAGCACAATGGAAGGAAGAGCATTTTGGTAGTAGTGCAGGATTTTCAGATTACTATGATGTTAAAACTGATTATAGAGATAACCCTGAAGCTTGTTGGGATTACGGGGAGGATTATTAATGTCAACATTAAACATAATGATAGCAGAAATACTAGAAACAAAAGAAATAAGTAAGAGGTCAGTAGTAGAATTAGAATCATATACTTATGATGATGATTGTAACTACGAAAGTGCTATTGAGTTTGAAGCATTAGCTCATGTTTTAGCAGAGGCTATGACTGCAAAAGGTAAGAGAACTCATCTTAAATTATACAATGAAGGTATGTATGAGTATGGCGATGAGGATTTTGTAGGGTTTGATGAGGAAGATATTGACCTCAAAGGGCATAAGCCTTTAAAAATACTTACAATGAAAAATATTGTATTGTCTTCATCAGAGAAAAAGTCTTTAATCATGAAGCTTAGTTATGATGATAAAAGATACCTTGGTAATTGGATGTTAGATAATGAGCTTACTCTTGAGGTTGATGATGACTATAAAGAGCTTGATGGTGAGCTTAATTTTGACACTAAAACATCTTACATGGATGGTGTTGAGGTATTTCACAATAATAAATACTAGGAGGTGCTATGAAGTATAGGCAACAAAATAAAGCTAATGGTTATTTAGACTCGTTAGTAATAAGAGCTGAACAACTAGCTAGTTATGTAATAAGAAAAAACAAGCCTCCTCATGTAACTTTAGAGAGGATTGCTAACCTTGCTGAGAAAGCTATGAACTATCAACATACTAGAGTTCATCATAGGTCTGGTAAGGTAGTGTCAGATAATAGAGCTAACAGGAAAGAGATGCAAGAAAAACAAAGAAAGAAATGTTTAGACAGGATTTGGGATGCTTATCAGTTAGTTCAAGAGCGTGAAATAATGCACAAGAACTCTAAAGGCAAAGATGAATCTTGGAATAATGCAAAGCAAGACCTTGTAACTAAAAAGTATGTATCAGAACCTATTTATTATTACGGAGACCACTTTGAATATGTAATGGGTGATGAGTTACATGGTTACAAGGCACAAGGCAGAACCCCAATTAGGGATTCTAATTATAACGGAGAGAAAAAAGGAGAAGACGAATGAAACCATTAAACGCATTATTAGTAGTAGTAGCAGTGTTTGCTTTTTGCGCATTGCAAATAGAGAGGGCTAGAGCTGATGACATATACAACTCTAAATCAGACTTTAATAGTATTTATAAGGATGATGGTTCAGTAGTAAATGTTTATGGTGCTGAGGAGTCAGGTGTAGTCATTAAAGATGGTGAGGTTGAGTATTATGTAGTGCCAAAATCTGATGGCTCACCCACTTTTGTGTATGATGATGAGTTACTTATCTGCACAAACACAGGGTGTTACTAGGCAAACGCTACAGTAGTGTACGAAGTTTTTATGAGGAATTTCGTGTACCCCACTTTACTGTTATTTGGTTTTATAATCAACAACTTGCAAGTGGATTTTTAAAATAGGCTTTAGGTATATAAGGAGGCATAAATATGGAAGAGGATTTAGAAATTAATTATGTAGAGCAAGAGTCGACAGAAATGCCTGAAGAAGAAGCTCAATGGTCTCATGAAGTTTTAATGCAGTTTGAGCTATTGATTGACTCTTTAGGAATTGAAACAGTTATGTTTTTGTTAGACGAAGAGCATGAAAATATTATCAATTCTTGGGTAAAAGACAAGGTTGATATACAACATAGGAGTAAGCAGTAAGTATGCGTTAAATATACTACATTCTCTAACGATGTTTTTTGTAGCAAAAAGCGTTAGGAAGTAGTGTTAGTAAGTAATCTAGATGATTTAAGTGTTACATAAGTCTCTGGGTTATGGGTTATGGGTTATTATATATATAATAGCACTGTTATTTTAATTTTAAAAAGGAGCTATAATGCGATATTATAAACACAACATCGGTGATTTTTTAGCCGATACACATTATCTTTCTAACGAGAGATTAGCAGTATATACAAAACTTGTATGGGAATATTACTTACAAGAGAAACCAATCACTGTTGATGATTACAATGAAAAAGCTTACGAACTAAAAACAGATGAGCCTACATTAAGTTATATTTTACATAAGTATTTTTGGTTAGATGAAGATATAGACAACGAAGTCTGGAGACATAGAAGGATTGATGATGAGTTAGGTAAAATGACATCAGCAAATGTCCAAAGGTCAGAAACAATGAAAAACCATTGGAAAATAAATTCAGACTCTAAGATAAATGGCTTTGAAGAATTTTGGAGTTCTTATCCAAATAAAAAAGATAAGCAAAAAGCAAAAAAAGCTTGGTTGAAACATTCACCTAACTTAACAAAAGTATTAAGTGCTTTAAAGGCTCAGAAAAATTCAGAGCAATGGAAAAAGGATAACGGGCAATTTATACCATTACCTACTACATGGCTGAATGGCGCAAGATGGGAAGATGAAGTAACCACTAAGGAAGTTAAGAAAATTCATTACACTAACTAAGGAGAAATTATGAAATCAGTAGACATAAAAGGTAAGCAGTACATCATGGTTAATGAAAGAATTAAAGAGTTTAGGAAGCAACATCCTAACGGACAAATTCTTACTCAGGTCATGGCAAATGCAGATGGTCAAGTAATGTTTCAAGCTAAGGTTATGGTTGAGGGTGTTTTAGTAGCGACTGGTCATGCTTATGAAAAAGAAGCAAGTACCTTTATCAACAAAACTTCTTACATTGAGAACTGTGAGACATCTGCTATAGGAAGAGCATTAGGGGTCTATGGGATTGGTATAGATGCAAGTATAGCATCAGCCGAGGAAGTAGGTAATGCAGTTAAGCAACAGGAGGACTTTATATGAGTAACGTAGAATTAATCCAAGGTTCTGATGAATGGTTTAAAGTTAGGATGGGTAAAATTACTGCAAGTAAATTATCTGACCTAATGAAAAAAACAAAATATGGAGAGTCGACATATAAAACTAGACTCAGAATGGAGCTTGCTATTGAAAGGATAACTGGTAAATCTGCCAGTCCTAATTTCATGAACCAAGCTATGCACGATGGCGTTGAGCGTGAGCCTGATGCTAGAACTTTGTTTGAAGCAACAACAGGAAAAGAGGTTGCCCTTTGTGGTAGCTTTGACCATCCTGAAGTAGTAAACAGTAGTGCAAGCCCTGATGGATTGATTAGAGGTGAAAATGCTGTGTTGGAGATTAAATGCCCAACTCATGTAACTCATGCTAAGAATCTTTTATCAGATACAATGCCAAGAAACTATGAGTATCAAGTTCAATGGCAAATAGCTTGCACAGAATCTGACTTTGCATATTTTGCAAGTTATCATCCAGACTTTCCTCCTGAGCTTAGACTCAAATGGGTTAAAGTTTTAAGAGATAACATGATGATTCTTGACATCGAAGATGCAGTAAGGCAATTTGATATAGAAGTAGAAGACTTAATTATTAAACTTAAAAAAGGAGCAAATAAAGATGGCTGAACAATATGATAACACTAACTCATTCGCGCTATTTAAAAATGAGAAAGGTGACAACGAAGCAAGACCTGATTACACAGGTACAGTAACATTAGAAGGTGGTAAGGAAATGAGAATGGCTTGTTGGATTAGGGAAAGTAAGTCGGGGGTTAAATTCCTCAGCGGTAGGCTTTCAGAACCACAGGTGCAGTCTTCAGATGCAGGCAGTAATGCCAGTGTAGAAGGTGCAGACATACCATTCTAATACAGGAGGTTCTGAATCACTTTGATGGAGTTCGTGAAACGGGCAATGGACAGTATTCGTGTCGTTGCCCTGCACACGAAGATAAGAGTGCATCACTAGGAATTAAGCAAGGAGATGGAGATAGAATACTTCTAAATTGCTTTGCAGGTTGTGATGTTAAATCAATCTTAGAGAGTGCAGGACTGGAGTGGAAAGACATACTGCCTGACAATAAATTATATCAAGCAGAAAAACATAGCTTTAATCCTTTTGCAGTATTGAAGATGATTAGAGATGAAGTTTTATTAATAGGTTTAGCTAGTGTAGATATTAGAGCGGGTAAACCACTTAACGATAAGGAACATGATAGATTATTAAAGGCTGTAGGCAATGTTAGGGATGCTTATAGCAAAACTAAATAGGAGAAGACATGGTTACACAAACATTAGAAGATATATTAGTAACCGATAAAGAAATTGAAGGTTACATGAGTAAAAGGGACAATCAAGAACATCTAAAGATTAAAAGCCCTAATGAG